CGTCACGCACACCCGCCGTTAATTTCATGGTTGGCCAAGTGCCGATGGATGTGCTCACCGAGTAAAGGATTGTTGAGATGGCATCTGAGAAGTATGTCCAGGCGACTGTCGGGTCGACGTTTGTCCAAGTGAGATTAGGGTTAACTTCGTTCCACTGGGTTTGACCTGCCTGAGCCATGATCAGGTTGATGAGTGTGTCGCCCGATGCGGTTGTATCGGTGTCGAGATACCAGGTTGTGTCGACGATGATGCCAGCATTACCTGTGAGCGTCATGGTGGCCTGCGTTAAGTTGCTGACGACTCCCCAACTGGCTGTGCTGATTGTCATGTCAGTCAGGATGCCCGTATAGACGTCAGCGAGGGTTGTTTCTCGAATTTGGATGAGGTCACCAATTTGAGGATTGAAAGCAGTGTCAAAGTTCCCAATCAATGTGACCGATGCTGTTGATGGCTTAAAGGTCTCGTCTGGGTCTGTGTAGCCTTTTGTGATTGTCATCGAGTAATCGGTAATGCCCTTGTCGACCGCTACGCCATTGACGGTGATGTAGAAGTCTGGATTGAAGTCAGTCACGTCAGTACCGGGTTGAGATTGATTGAGCCACTACGTCGGGCTGATTGTTGAAGTAGTCGCTCGATGCTTCGGCGAGCAGACTCGCCATCGACGATGCCATTCATAATGATTGTCGTGCCGCCCATTGAGCCATTGGGCGAGATTCGTCCACCACCCGAGCCGTTTGGCGTAAAGATTTCAGGCCCACGCTCGCCCACAAGATATGAGCCATTACCACCCACAACACCGCCACCAGCGCGTGAACCCGTGAGGGCCTGACCTAAATACAAGAATTGGTCAAAGAAGCCTGTGCCCTTTGGTCCAAAGAAGTAGTCCAGTGTGCTCTGATACTTTTTACTATTCACAAAGTCGCCAAGTCGCTTGTATGCGTCAGCGGCCCAGTTGACTGCATCGGCGACGTGCAGTACAGCTGTGGCAAACGCATCCAAACGAGTAGAAGCGTCGCTCGACTTCGAACCCGTAACTGCATCAAATAATGTGCCAAAAGCTGATGCTACGGCCAAGATTGAGTCAGCCAAATTCTTACCCGGGGTATCGCCAGCAGCTTCACGGGCTGTGGCAGACATCGCACCAGCCAAAGACTTCTTTGATGTTCCTGCAAAGGCTTCCGCAAAGTCTTGAATAAAAGGCAGTGCAAGGATAATTTTGTCGATGATGGCTTTGCCGATTTTTTCTTTTACGTCATCAAATAAGACACCGAGCCGAGCCATCTTGCCCTCGACCGTATCTGCTTCAATTTGTGCAAAGCCTGAGAATGATGAACGCAGCGTCTCAAAAATAAGGTTGAGGTCGCCTGATTTCAAGATGCTACTATCGATGCCAACGCCCAATTTGGCCAGTGATGTTGCACTGCCATCAATTGTTTTCGACAATGCCGCTGTCACAGTTTCCAGTGGCTTTTGTGTTGCCGCACTAATATCTAGTGCAAGGTTGAGATACTTTTGGGCTTCCGTGGCATCCTTTGTTGATCGTATAAGACGAGCAAATGCCGGGCGCAGTTTGTCATCTTGGATACCGTACTGGTTTTGAGTCTTAGTGATGTATTCCTCAGTGGCAGCGATTTGGGCATCTGTTGCTTTGGTTGTGTTCTGTAATTGTTTTGCTAGGATTCTTTGCGACTTTTCATCCTCTATAGCTGCTTGGACGAAACTTTCCGAGACTTTGACGATGCCGTAAATTGATGCACTAAGAGCCGCCACATGGATGGCAGCGTTACGCATACCTAGACCAACTTGACCAGCAAATGTGTCTGATGCTTTACGAGCTCCGTTCAGACCCTTACGGAAGTTGGCTGTGTCAGCGAGTAGATTGAGTTTAAGGGTACGAATGTCAGCCATTACCAGTTACCAAGCACTTTCATTACAGCTTCTTTCCATTTGTATGTTATTTCGGGTTGAAAGCGTTTGAGCGATGGATAAATCCACCAGCCAGCATTACCTCTACCTGTTTTTGGTGATCGTGCTGGGAATTGTTTGTAATTATTTGAACCAAATTCCGAACCATAAAGCACTTGGCCTGCTACTGCCCCGCCAGAGAAGCGACTTGAACGTCCACCAACTCGGACGTAGGGCGTACGATCACGAACGGCACGAATAGATTGAGCGACTCTCAAAGCTTGTGCCGGGTTATTTGCTGAACCTAATCCGAGTGCTGCATTGGCCAACTTTGGTGCATACCATGAAGTGATGTCGGCAACGTCATTACGCAATTGAGTATTTGAGTCTTTGTCCATCTTGGTGAGTGCATAACGTAACCCATTAAGAGTGCGCTCATCGACCTCTAGGCGTACATCATCATCCATGAGTGTCACCTTTCGTTAGCAGCTCGATGGCTGTGTTTACATCCCGCAGCGTCCAGTGATGCAAGTCAGCCAGTGGGATGCCAGTCCTGACGGCAATTGCTATCAGGTCTAATTGGATACTTCCGGGCTGATGGCTTTTGGGTCGTCATCCACCACCACATCGAATGAGTCAAACTCGGTTTGAACCCATGCATCCCTTGTTTTTAGTTCTGTGTGCCCTTGTAGACTTGATGCCAAATACAGCACCATTGTCAGAACATCGAGCGACTGTTCGGCTATGAGTTCGATTGCTTTTTTGAACGTGTAGCCAAGTTGTTTCTCGACGCCTATCCAAATGAATGCATTGTCATCATTCACTTCATAGGTTGTGCCCTGTTTGGTTGTGACTGTGAAGTTCATGCCCTGTTCTCTTTTCTATGCTCGGGTTATGGCTGACGAGGTATCGATGACGAGGCTGACTGTTGTTGTGAGGACATCAACTGCGCCGCCGCCCTGTGCCGGGTAAGCAGGGAACACTTTGCCGCTGATCGTTGAATATGGCGAGCCACCAGCAACGAAAGTAAAGGCTAGTGAGGTATCTGGTGCGGTCTTGGCTGCATCCCACAGCTGAGCACATAGGCCAGCTGCGACACCCCAGTCTGCATACATTTCAACATCGAGTGTGCCAGCGTAATCGATGGTCTTGAATACTCGACCGCTGAGGGTTTCGAGGACTTGCTGGTTGTTTGTGAGACTTAGTGTCACTGTGGACGTTTGGTCTGCGTAGGTCTTGCCACCGATTGTCAGTGTCAGCGACCGTCCAGTTACAGCTGTTGTAGCCATAATGTTTCTCCTTTAGGTGATGGTTGTTGCCACATCGATGGTGATTTGGCTGGTCAACATTTCGGAGTTTCCGACTGTTGAGATTTGTGGGGATGTCCATCCGTCTTGGATGGCTACATTGACGGGCAATAGTGAAAGCACGGCGAGCATCAATGTTTCGAGGTTTGCCAGTGCTGCCTGATTGTCGGCAGGGTTGACACAAGCTGTGAGCGAGAACCTGACTTGCACTCGATTGGTTGATGGGCCGATGGTTAGCGGCGTGATGTATGGAGAACCCGGCACAACAACAATTGCTGGGGCTGTGATGTTTTCCCTCGGGTAGTCATAAACAACCCGTCCTGCGCCCTCTAGGGCCGTTTTAAGGTCACTCCTGACCGTTACCAGGGTACTCATCCAACCATGCCTCTGGTCTCGACATAGTTGCCCAGTAGACCCATGACTCGTTGCGCTAGGCCACGGCCAAGTTTGTATGGGGCTGGTTGGAAGTCGATGCCTTGCTGGCCAATTGTATTCATGCGCGTCATCCAAATGTCGACAGCGACTGCCATAGCGGCCTGACATACCTCTGGGACGCTTGAATAGGTGACGTATGAGTCGAGCGTGCATGTGCCAGACGGGATGATGTTGTGCTTAGGGTATGAGCCTGATGTACCAGTGAAAGTTATTGAATAATCGTTATTATCTACAGCTGTGATGGTTTTTGTACCATTGAATGATGAGCCAGACCCAGCGATCACTACTGATGCGCCAACATACAAGTCGTGCGGACGGTCTAGGTAAAGTGTGTAATCTGTGCCGTCTTTTTCGTGCGCAATTGTTGCGTACTTGTTTTGAATGACTAGGCCTAGAACGATGTTGTCAGCTGCGTCGAGAGCTGCCTGTAAAAGTGTGTCGGAATAGATTGAGCCAACACCAAGTACCAACTTGAAGTCAGCAAGTGTGTTCAGGGCCATGATCTATCCTTTCGAGTTTGTGGGGTGGATGAGGGCTGCCACAGGGCCGCAACAGCCCCCATCCGTCCTGACTAGGTCAGGTTGAAGCGGCGCACGCCACCAGCGACTAGGACGCCAACAGCCATAAAGCCATTGAGTGACAAGTCGATTTCGCCTGTTGCAATTGCGTTGCTTGACAGGGTCATTTGTGGTGCTTCCAGAATTGCTACTGCACCGGGGGCAACGATGAATGCGGACTCATCGATGACGGTGGATACAGCGTTAGGGTCAACCCAAAGGTCTAGACCAAGCACGTTGCCACGCAACGAAGTTGGGCTTGACTGGCCAGCTGCGTTTTGTGGCTGGCTGGCGTTGTAGATTGGGCGACCAGCAGAGTCAACCGCACCCATGAGCAGTGACCATTGGCCAGTGCCTGCGATGTAGGTTGTGGCAACTTCACCAGCAGCAGCGTAAGCCAATGGGGCTTCCGTTGATACGAATGAGATGATGCCAGCGGATGTTGCAGCAGTGGTCGATGCCTGCGTTCCGTTTGCGGTCAGTTCAGCGATGACTGCTGCGTCAGTTGCTCGGGCGTAAGCCTTTTGCAAGTTGCGGTACATAGCGTTGTAGAAGTCTGGGCCACTGCGCTCTAATACTTCGAGTGAGTAGATTTGACGTCCGCTGTACTTCTTGACGGTCAAGTTCACAAATGACGATACGATACCCGTCATCGATGGTGCGGCGGCCTCAGCTGTTGCTGCGACTGATGCATTGGTTGTGATCTTGGGGTAAGCCACGGTCATGCCAATGTCCTGCAAACGCTGCACACCGATTGCGTCGATAGCTGGGCGTGTGCCGATGCTTGGGTCAACAACTGTTGACACATACTGCGTTGGGTTGAACGCAGGGTTGGTGGTGAATGAGTCATTAGCTGCATTGACTCGTGCCTGTGCGTCAGCGTGTGCAACGTATCCTGCGGACTCTGCGTCGTTTAGGTACTGTGCACGGATGCTGTGCTTTAGATAGTCGCCACCTGTAACGATGGGACTGCGTGGCGCAGTAAAGGCCACTGGTGCGGCTGCTTGAACGGGCACTGCGCTTGCGGTGACGTCCTCAGCCACTACATCTGACTGTGCGTCGGACATAGTTTCCTCCTCGGTTGTTGTTTCCTCGGGCGCAGTTTCGCCGTCGGGGGTTTCTGGGGTTTCGCTCGCAGCAACATTAGAGACACGAGCGTCAGTGAAAGCAGGATCTGTGACAAGGCTGACCTCGATAAGTCGAGCAGCTGAGACCATCATGACTCCATCCTTGTTGGTGAATTTGTCAATGGCTGCACCAACGCTGAGGCCGTCACGCAGGCCGTCGGATGCTTCGATGAGCATGTCGTTGCCTGTTGATGTGTTGGCTATTTTGAAGCTCATGGTGATGCCGCCAGGCGTGTGCTGCGCTGAGATGCCGCGGCCTACTGGACGGGTCATGTCGTGTTGCACGATGAGTTTGAGGTTCTCGGGTTGAAAGTCTGCTATCGAGCCAGCAAGGAATACAACCTTGCCAGCCGAAGTATTGCCCGGGACTCCGAATGGGACAATCTGGCCTGTAATTGTGCGACTAGCTGCATTGGCTGTAACTGTGGGTGCTGAGAATGTGAGTTCTAATGTTTCATTCATGCTTGTTCCTTTGATGGCAGGATTTCCAACATTTCTTGCGCTTGTGGAATATCGATGAGTTGGAGGTTGAGTAGTTTTTCAACATAGTCAGCCATGTCCATTGGATTGCCACGCATGTAGTCATCGAGGTCGAAGCGAACTTCTTGGTTGCGTGGCGTGATGTCATCCATGCTGAGACGTTCCTCGATGGCGTGAAGTATCGGGCGCAGTGAGAAGTCAATCAGTGTGCGGCGTTCCTGTTGGACGTTGCTGTATGTCTCTGATGCGTATTCTGCGTTTAGATACCATGCGGGAATGCCTACGGCCCGAGCGATTTCGGTCGATAAGTGACGGCGGGCCTCGACGAGCTGCATCTGCATGGCATCAAAGCCAAAGGCCTCGACGTTGATGTTGCCACCGAGATAGGCCGTGGCACGATTTTGGCGTGCTGACTTCCAGTTGTTGAGCAGTGATGTGACCTGATTTTCAGGCAAGTCAACGCCAGAGTTTTTGAGCACCATTGATGGCGCAGGCTCGTTGGCCATGCGCTGTGCTGCCTTTTCAAGGTCGATGGCGGTCTTGATTGTGCGCCCGGCACGAGCTAATAGACCCTCGTCGATGCCATTGAACATGATCAGTGAACCGACGCCAGAGTTAGGTACTGCTCGCCCGTCAATGTAGAAACCATCGATGATGAGGCCAGTTATAGGGTCTACTTGGTATGTGATGCGTGATGGGTCGATGCGTCGGGCTGCTTTTGGTCGACCATCCTCGGGCCAGACATCCATAATCATCCAGTAGGCGACACCTCGAAATAGCAAGTCCTCGGCGGTATAGGCAACTGTGACGACATAGGCGCAGCTCTTGTCAGGTTGTTCTAAAAATGTTTTACCCTCAATGTATGCACCAGTTGCACGATCATAAGCATCAAGCGGGAGTGTGCCGATTGTGCCTGCGATGATGTTGCGTGCCCGAGCGAGTGCTGGGACGCTCATGGCGTCGGTGCGTGTGACGTAGAAGCCTTGCTCAAATGAGAGGCCTAGTGTCGGCATTATTCCGACGGATGCGGTTACGCTCGGCTTTGCCACAGGATTGTAACCAGTCAAAGCTGACAGAATACCCACGTTCTCAGTATGAGCCAGTTTCTGACATTTGATTGTTTTCGTTACATTGTGAGACTTCGTTCAACGTGTCGCAGGTCAAACTGACACGATGACTGGCACTGTTTGTGGTGTTGTTGCATGACCGACGGCCATTACTAAAGCGACCGCGGCTGAGATGGGAACGCTTGCAGCTCGTCGAGCGATACGCCAGCCTCCATCAGATGCGGGTCGTCGAGCACAGCTGACAAGATGGCTGTGAAGTGTTGGCTGGCCGGGATGTTTCAAGTCGCCAGCGGTCATGGCGTTAAGTGTCTGATCGC